AGAGTATAGACCCATCAGCATTAGCAGTTACACATGATAACAGACTACTTATAGGTCAAACTGACGGTATAGCAGAGTATAAAAACTTTACAGATAATGGTTCTAGTTATGTATTTAGTTATCTATCACCATACCTAGACTTTGGTAGACCTGATATAACAAAAATACCTAAAAAGATTAATGTAACAGTTATAGGTGCTACAAATACTACATTAGCTTTGAAGTGGGCTTTTGATTATAGTAACAGTTTTAATACTTCTGATGTACAAACACAGGAAGGAAACATTGCTGAGTATGGTACAGCAGAATACAACATAGCAGAATATTCAGCTTCTGTATTTATTGATAAACTTAGTACACAGTTGTCAGGAAATGGTAACATCTTACAGGTGGGCGTAAATGCAGCAATAGATAGTAACCCTCTATCACTACAAAAGATAGATATATATTCAGTCTTAGGAAGGACTATATAATGAGTAATTATTCTAAAACAACTAACTTCGCAGCAAAGGACACATTAAACAGTGGTGACCCAAACAAAGTCGTTAAAGGAACAGAGATTAATACTGAATTTGATAACATTGCTACAGCAGTTGCGACGAAAGCTAATTCTGCCTCCCCAGCGGTAACAGGCACAGCAACCATTACGAATGTTGTACTATCAGGAACAATGTCTGGTGGTTCAATAGAAGGAGGGACATACTCGTGAGTATCTTAGAAGATTACAGAAGATTCCAAGAAGAGCAACGTGCGAAAGGCATAGACCCTTCTGTTGCTCCTAGACTGACACAACTAGAGCAAGATGTACTAAGATTAGCTGCTACGTCTCCAGAACCCACCACAGCCTCACCACAGCCCTCTGGAGACGATAGTAGCCCTACCATGCTTACAGAGTGAAGGGAGCAGACACAGGCTCGTGAGAGCGTTACAGATGATACTGCATTGTATGAACAAAGAGTTAATAATCTTAGAGATGAATTTAGAAAACAATATGATGTATTAGAAGCATCAGGATTTAGTTACGTAAATCCTAGTGATGTAAATTATATTATAGAAGAACAAGCTAAAGAGTTTGCTAAAGCTGGTTTGGATAGTATTAATGATTTAGGTAAAAGAACTGTAAAAACAGGTGTTACAGATGTAGAAGTAGATAAAGTAACAGATGCTAACGGAAATGTAAGGTATGAATATACAACAGGAGGAATGATAGGTTTTGGAGGAGGTCAGCCAAAAACTATAAGAGTAAATCCTAGCACTGTTAAAGAAGTAATGACAAACATGTCTGGTAATTTTGGTAACCCACAACCAGTTTATATAGCAACTTTGCCTGATACTATGGATGAGTTGTTTAATAAGAAAACAGGAGAGACAGTAGACGTATTTGCAGGTGGTGGTACATTGTCAGGTGACCCTGATGAGCCTACTACATTTGGTAACTTGTATTCAGGTGTAGAAGGTGGTGCAGCATTGAATGTTAAGTTTGCTGGAGATACTCCAGTATTTTATCCTCTGTATCAAGATACTTCTGATAGAGATTTAATAACACCAGCCGTTGTAGCTAGTAGTATTGCTTTTGCTGCGTTTCCTGGTGTTAGTGAGACTATAGGAACTACTTTAGGTGCAAAAAGCGGAAGCGTAGCAGCTAAAGCAGTAGGTAATGCTGTAATAGCAGGAGGCACTGGTTTAGCAATAGGAAAAGATGTAGAAGATGCCTTGCTAGGTGCTATTATAAGTTATGGTACAACCTTTGGTGCAGATGCTTTACAATCAGGTAAGTTTGGTGATTTTTTAGTTGAAAAAGATATATTAGACCCATCAACAGTAGAAAAGTTAGGTATTCCAAGAGCATTTGAAAATGTTCTTCCTGATGATTTAGGTTTTTCAGCAGAAGCATTTGAGATGGGATTACAACCTCCTGGTGCTACTACTACTGCTTTACCAGGCGTAGATGGTTTAGATACTTCTTTAACAGGAGGTTTAGATTATTCTCTGCCTACTAAAGATCTTAGTTTAGCACAACAAGATTTTACTCCACAGACTTATGGAGAGTCATCATTAGGTGTAGGTGCTCCTTCTAATTTATTTGATCAATCAGGAATAGGTGGAGTTGATACTTACAGGAGGAACTAATTTAACTGGTTTAAGTGATTTAACAGGTCTTAGTGATGCTCTTCCTAATATAACTAATGCAGCAAGTGCTACAAAAGCAGTAGATGATGTTTTAAAACTGGGAGTTGCTGGTGCTGTGGGTACAGAAGTAATAGAAGAAGTAGTAGACGAAGCTAGTAAATTTATTGACTTAAAAGAAGTGTTTGGTGAAGATTTTGGTGGTTTCTTAGAAGGAGCTGTAGGAACTGGTATAGACTTTGCTAAACTAGAAGAGATAAGAAAAAGACTAGAAGGTAGAGGTGAAGACATAGCAGCAGAGTTTGCTGGTCTATTTAAGCCTTATACAGTAAGAAGTGGTTTAGGAGTAAGTGAGATAACTCCTGAAGGAGCTACTGCAACTCCTGATGTATCATATCAACCTATTAGAGAAGCACAGCTAGGTGCAGCTACCAGTTTGTTTGAAGGCTTACCTGCAACTAGAGAAGAAGCTACAGCAGCACAACTAGCAGCTACCAGAGCATTGACTGAGCCACAGAGACAAAGAGAACAAGAAAGAATGATAAGCACACTAGCGCAGAGAGGTTTGCTAGGTTATGGTCAGACTATGCCAACTGTAGGAGGTGAACGCAGAGTTAGTCCAATAGCTGAGTCTATACTATCTGCACAAGAACTTGCTAGATCAAAAGAAGCACTAGATGCACAAACATTTGGTTTAACAGAAGCAGGAAGACAACGACAACTAGCTCAAGGTTTACTAACAGGAGCACAGACTATAGATAAACAAGCATTAGATCAACTAGGAAGAGCACAGAATATAGCTTACACATTAGGACAAGTACCAGCTAGAGAAGGTTTAAGAACTAAATCGCAGTTTGAACAACTAGGAGCACAGGCTGAGATTGCAGGTTTAACAGGACTAGCAGAATTTGGTAAAGGTTTATTTGGTTTAGAAACAGAACCTGGTAATGTTCCTATTGATGGAGAAAGAAAGTATAGTGCAGACGAAGTTAGAAGGTTCTTAGAAGCATTAGGAATGACTATTGGATAAAGGATAGAAGATATGATGGATGTAATGAAAGGATTATTTGCTAGTGATAGACCTACTGGTGCAACAGTCAGAAGAAGAACACCTGCTGTAAGGCAAAGCAGTCCTATAGGTGCTATCAGTGGTATGATAGAAGAAGCCAGAGGTGATCTATCTAGTAGCATTAGAGGCTTGTTTGGACAGCAAACACCAGAAGAAGCACAAGCACAACAGTTACAAGAAATTAAAATGGCTTACACAGATGCTGTGCTAGGTGTTGGTGACCCTAACACACCAGAGGGACTGAGAGAGGTAGCTAAAAAATTAGGTAATAATCCTGACCCTAGTATACAAATGGTAGGAGTAAGGCTGAGACAACAAGCTGATGCTCTACAAGAAAAACAGATAATAGCTCAAAGAACGGCTAGAAAAGAAGAATTAAATATTGACAAATTAGAAAAAGAAATAGAAAATTTAGGATTTAAACTACCTACTACTAAAGCAGGTGCAATATCTTTTATAGCTGACTTATCAGCAAGAACTGATAATCTTAAAAATGCTACTGAATATGAAAAAAATTTAGTTAAAAAAATGGAAAGGCTTTTAATAGAAACTACAGAAGGAAATCCTAATGTTGTTAGAGAAAAATACAATGTTAAAAAAGCTGAACTTATAGCAAAAAGAGAAAGCGAAAATATTCCAAAATTAAAAACAATTATACAAAATATTGACAAAGCAATAAAGTTAATAGATACAAAAGATGGTATAGTTTCTGGTGGTTTATTTCCTGATGTTAGATTTTTAGGAGCAGAAGCTATTTCAGATTTTGATATACTAGGAGTAGTTGATAAAGATAAAATAGTAAGAACAGCAGAATATTTATCTTTAGTAGGAGAAGGTGTTTTAGATGCTATGCAATCATTAGGAGGAAGTGATTCTAATGAAGAATTAAGAAAAATGGAAAAACTAAGAGGTGCTTTCTTAGGATATCCAAAAGAAGCATTAAAACGAATACTTTTAAATATTAAAGAAAAAGAACTAAAAGTTATAAATGATTTTGAACAGGAAAAAAGAAAATTAGGTTTAGGAGAAGATGATATAGATTTAAATGAAAAAATAAAAAAACCTAAAAACAGAGAAGATTTAATAAATCAAGAATTAAGGAAAAGAGGGTTAATTAAATGAATCCTGAACAAATGACAAACGAAGAATTATTAAAGATGTATAAAGGTGACCCTTCATTGTTGAGTGATGAAGCTCTTCTTCTTTTAAGAGGTCAACAAGAACCAGTTAAAGAGACACAACCAGCACCTGTTACAGAGCCACAAACAGACTCTGGTGATTTTGGTAGAGGTTTTTTACAAGCACAAAGAGACCCTATAGATGCAGGAGCACAGTTATTACCTAGAGCATTATCTACTCTATTTTCTGCTGGTGGTCTGTTACCTAATGAACTTAGTGATTTTTTTAGAAGTGAAGCAGAAAGAGTAGATGCTTTAGTTAAAGAAGAAGAAGAAAGATACCAGAAGGAAAGAGGTGAAAAAGGTTTTGATACAGGTAGATTAATAGGAAATATACTTAATCCTGCTAATATTGCTGTTGGTTTAAGAGCAGTACAAGGTGCTAAAGCAGTAGGTAAAACAGGTCAGGCAGCTATTTCTGGAGGTGCTGTAGGTGCTCTAACACCAGTAACAGAAGAAGATTTTGCAGAAGAAAAAGCTAAACAAATCGGTATAGGTGCTATTGGGGGTGTAGCTGGTGAAAAAGTTATAGGAGCTGCTGGTAAGGTTTTAGCACCTGGCACAAAAGCCATTCAAGAAATGAGAAGGCTAGGTGTAAAAGGAACTATAGGTCAAAAACTAGGAGGTATGTTTAAATCTATGGAAGAGTTTGCTAAGTTTATACCTTTAGTTGGTGGGGCTATAGATGATAGACAAGCTACTCAAATATTTAATTTTAACAAAGGAATTATAGAAGATACTTTAAGAAAAATAGATAATAAAGCATTAATTAATTTTAATAGGCAAGAAGACATTACTGAACAAGCAGGTATAAAAGGAATAAAATATTTAAAAGATTATTTAAAAAAGAGTTATACAAATATATTTAATTCTTCTGATTTAAAATTTAATTTTAATCAAAAAACAGCTAGGCAACTTTTAAATAAATTAGATAAACAAGGTTTTGATAATGCAGATGATATAAAAGAAATACAAAAATTTATAGATAAAGAAATAACTGAAAGAGTTTTTTTGTCTGCTGATGAACGAGCAATAAAACAAAAAGGAATAGAAATTATTGTGCCTAAAGAGGTGAACGAATTAACAGGTAAACAATTTAAAAGAATAGATAGATTATTAAGAGCTAAAATTACAAATAGTTTTAAAGCTGAAAAATCTGAACTAGGTAACGCATATTTAGCAATAAAAGATACATTGACAGATAATTTTAAAGAGCAAAACAAAAATGTAGTTTATAAAACTATAGACGGCACAGAAAAAAATGCGGTAGAAAATTTAGATGCTATAAATGAAGGATATTCTAAATTAGTAGCTATGATTCAAGGTGCTGGTGATTTAAACATAAAAAATACAGCAGGTTTGCTTACTCCAGAGTCATATAGAAAAGCTCTTAGAAATACTGATTTATCAAGAAATAAAGAGGGATATGTTTTTGATACTAGACCTGGTGCTAAAGAATCTAAAGAAGCAGTAGAGATGTTAGGAACAGATGCAGAATTTTATAGGGGTAGAGAAGCCTTAACTAGATTAGGAAGATTTACAACTCTAGGAGGAGTAGGTGCAGCAGGAGTGGCAGGAGCAGAAGCTGCTACAACAGGTGGTCTAGGTCTTATAGGAGGTCGTTTACTGTATACTGAAGCAGGTCAAGAATTATTTGATTTAATACTTATGTCAAGACCATCATTTGTAAGAAAAGCAGGAGAGGCTGTACAAAGAATACCTACTGGTGTCAGAGCTGTTACTGGTGCAGAATTAGGTCAAGGAATGATGTCAGAATAATGATCGACCCAATCACAGCTTTGGCTACAGCAAATGCAGTATTTCAGGGTATCAAGACAGCAGTAAACTATGGTAAAGAAGCTCAAGAGGTATTTTCACAGCTAGGGAAGTGGGCTTCTGCGGTAGAAGATGTAAAGTTCTGTCTAACACAGGAAGAAGAAAAGCCATCTATATTCAAGAAGATTACTTACAGAAAGTCAGCCACAGCAGAAGCATTTGATGAGCTTGCTGCAAGGCAGAGAATTAAAGAGATGGAAAAGGAACTAAAACATATGTTCTACTGGGGTTCACTGCACCATCTCGGTGCAGATGGGTACAAACAGCTAATACAGATTAGAAGGTCAATTCAACGCAAAAGAGAAGCACAGGTATACCAACAAATCCGCAAACGTAAAGAACTCATTTACAATTCCAGTATGTTATCTATTATAGCCATCATGGGTATGGTTCTATGGTGGATGATACAATTTCTAATTGACTCTGTAAAGGGAATACAATGATAGAACTACTATTATCTACTACAATGATAACTGTAGTACCAGATCGTACACAGTTCTACTGTGAGCTACAATGGATGGAAAGAGGACTATGTGTATACTGGTGTGCTAATGAAAAAAGAGGATTCAACTGGTTTGAACCAGAGTCTAAACAAGGCTGTAAATTACGAAAGAAGTTTCATCAAACATAAGGAGTCATAATGCTACAACTACTTACTGGTCTGCTTCCTGTGGCAGAAAAGGTTATTGACAGGGTAATACCAGACCCTAAAGCAAAACAACAAGCACTAAAAGAACTAGCTGAACTTGAAGAAAAAGGTGAACTAGCTAGAATGGAAGCTGAGTTTTCTGATAAAGATAGTGCTAGACAACGTGAAATGGCTATATCTACTAGTGAACATAGTCCATGGTTAAACAAGATAATTACTAGTGTACTTGCTCTAGGTATAACTGGCTTGACTTTTAGTTTATTCGCAGTGATATTATTCTTAGAAGTCACACCTGCTAACAAAGATATATTAATATTTCTACTTGGTAATTTAACAACACTAGTTGGTTTAGTATGCTCATACTATTTTGGTAGTTCAGTAGGCAGTAAAGATAAAACAGAAGAAATCAGGGGGTTGATGAAGAAATGATGGATTGGAATACTAGTACTTACTTTTCTATGCACGAGTTTAAATGCAGTCATACTGGACAATGTGACATGAACCCAGAGTTTATAGATAAACTTAATGAGCTAAGATTAGCTTTTGGTAAGCCTATGAAGATTACATCTGGATATAGGCACGTTAGTCACCCTATTGAACGAAAGAAACAAACCCCTGGAGCACATACTACAGGACAAGCTGCGGATATAGCAGTATCAAGAGAAGATGCTTTTCATTTACTATCATTAGCATTGACTAAAGGTTTTACTGGAATTGGTATACAACAGAAAGGTTCAGGTAGGTTTATACACTTAGATACTTTAGAAAACTCAAAGGATAGACCTAGACCTACTGTGTGGTCGTACTAAGTTATTCTCCTAAACCTTTCAATCCTAGTTTATCTCTTCTGGCTTGATCTGCCTCAAAGTGTAGAAGCACACACTCCTGTCTGAGTCTTTCATCAGTCCATTCATACTGTGCCTTCGCTACTGCGGTAGCATCTTCCCTACCAATATCATAAGCTACCTTCCACAGATCAAACACTTGATTTGTGCCTTGATACAGTAGAAAGTAACTCGTGATGCAGCCTAGTATAAATATGATAATGTTTCTCATAGAGTATCAATATGAAAGGTAATCCTTATAAAGAAGAAATCTATTATAAAGTATTTATCC